CCCATTGTACTCGTGTTAACAGGGCGATCCATTGGTCGAGCCGTTGATTCTATATCCTGTATGTATCCAATATACTGGGAGACACCTGTTTGGATCTGAGCCATGGCAGTCTGGATGACAATACCATTTAACGACTTCACTTGAGATTGTACACGGTTGTTATGGTCTCCAGCATTATTGATAAATACAACACGCATGATGGCGAAGAGGTCGTCTGGGTTTTGGTAATCAATTGATATCCCAGTCTTATCCTTGAAAGTCTGACGAATACCCCTCTGAAGAAGTTTTGTATTGAACTCTGAAAAGAACAAAGTGTTCAGGGGAGTCGAGCATTGCTGGATAGATCGAGCTTCCATTTTATATATGTCTCGAAAAAAAAACTATTCGTAAATATTAAACGATGATGTTTGCTGACTTTGACGAAGCCTACGCACCTACCATCAACAACATAAATCCAGAACCCGTGTGTAAGTCAGGTGAATGCTTCGTCGGTTCTTACCCTCCCATAACACCACCAGGTGAGGTTGGTCCTTTCTACACAAACACTTACCTTTTGCAGTCTGACCGCCGTAAGGAGGTCGCTGGACCCGTTCCCGTCCGTAGTCGCGATTTCAAGTAAGTTAAAAATAGTATAAGTATGTTAGATAGATGAGAGTCACTAAGCGTTCCGGTCATATTGAAGACACCAAATTTGACAAGGTCACCAATAGGATTTCAACGCTCACAGAAGGACTTTCTGAACAAGTAGACTGTTCAAAGGTTGCTCAACAGGTGTTTTCGTCTATGTATGATGGTATCACCACACACGAAATAGACACAGTGTCTGCCGAGATTTGTATCGGTATGATCACTTCGGACCCAGATTATGAAACCCTTGCCACTCGTATCGTTGCCAGTAATATCCAGAAGACTGCCCCAAAAAATTTACACATTGCCATGAAGAAACTACATGCAGCTGGTATTATCACGGCTGAAGTACTCGAAGTAGCTGCCCAGGTGAAGGATCAGATCGTGAAAGAGCGTGATTTCGATTTCGGGTATTTTGGCCTGAAGACTCTCGAAAAGAGTTATCTTCAGAGGGCCGATGATAAGGTAATTGAAACACCCCAATACATGTTCATGCGTGTATCGATCGGTATTCATGGACGAGACATTCCAGCTGTTATCGAAACGTATGACATGATGTCACAGGGTAAATTCATTCACGCAACCCCTACCCTGTTCAACGCTGGTACACCTCGACCACAGATGTCATCGTGTTTCCTGATCGCGAACAAGGAGGATTCGATTGATGGTATTTACAGTACACTCACTGAATGTGCACAAATTAGTAAATGGGCAGGTGGTATCGGTATGCATATCCACGATATTAGATCCAATAAGTCTCGTATCCGTGGGACCAACGGGCATTCCGATGGTATCATCCCAATGCTTCGCGTATTCAACGCCACGGCACGCTATGTCAACCAAGCTGGTCGTCGCAAGGGGTCTATTGCGGTATACCTGGAACCATGGCACGCCGATATCATGGATTTCTTGGAACTTCGTCTCAATCAGGGTGATGATGAGGCTAGGTGTCGTGACCTATTTTCTGGTCTATGGATACCAGATCTTTTTATGAAGAGAGTAGAGGAAAATGGTAACTGGTCCCTCTTCTGCCCCGATAAGGCACCTGGTCTATCAGATTGTTATGGTGAAGCGTTTGAAACATTGTACACAAAGTATGAAGAGGAAGGACTCGCGAATGCGACTGTTCCCGCCACTGATGTATGGAAGGCGATCCTAAAGTCTCAGACAGAGACTGGTACACCCTATATGCTTTACAAGGATGCTTGTAACGAGAAGAGTAACCAGAAGAACCTGGGAGTGATTAAGAGTTCAAATTTGTGTACCGAAATTATAGAGTACACCAACAAGGACGAGACTTCTGTGTGTAACTTGGCCTCGATCGCCCTTCCCAAGTATGTCAACAGGGAGGCGAAAACGTTTGACTACGAGAAGCTCCATGAGGTCACTAAAATTGTCACGAAGAATCTGAACCGTGTCATCGATCGTAACTTTTACCCCGTAGAGACTGCTCGACGTTCTAACATTAAACATAGACCTATCGGTCTCGGTGTACAGGGTCTGGCTGACGTGTTTAACCTATGTGGTCTTCCATTTGAGTGTGAAGAGTCTCGTCTCATGAACGTCTATATATTTGAGACTATGTACCATGCAGCTCTGGAGGCGAGTTCTGAATTAGCTGAGGTCGATGGTTCCTATGAAAGTTTCGAGGGGTCTCCAGCTTCTAAGGGTATTCTTCAACCCGATATGTGGGAAGGTGAGACCAAGTTCAGTGGGCGTTACGATTGGGACGCTATGCGTGAACGTGTCAAAACAAAGGGACTTAGGAACAGTCTCCTCCTGGCACCCATGCCGACGGCCTCTACGGCTCAGATCTTGGGTAACAATGAATGCTTCGAACCGTATACCACAAACATTTACCTTCGACGTACATTGGCGGGTGAGTTTGTCGTCGTCAACAAACATCTCGTCTATGCTCTCAAGAAGGTTGGTCTCTGGTCCAAGGATATGAAGGATCTCATGGTCAAGGCTGGTGGTTCCATACAGAATATCATCGATATTCCCGACGATATCAAAAAATTATACAAAACAGTATGGGAAATTAGTCAGAAATGTATCATCGATATGGCAGCTGACCGTGGACGGTTCATCGACCAGTCGCAGTCCATGAATCTGTTTATGGAAAGTCCTACCATGTCTAAACTTTCTTCGATGCACATGTATGCGTGGAAGTCTGGTCTAAAAACGGGTATGTATTATCTCCGCTCAAAGGCTAAGGCTCGCCCTATCCAGTTCAGTCTCGAGCCAGACTGCGTCGCATGTTCTGCTTAAAGTTTACGGAGTACAATAAGATATACCATGGTGATCAAGTTCGACCAAGTACTCGAGGATATTAAGATTCTCGATTATAATAACCGAAAGATCGTACTCTCCACACAAAAGAGCGAACCCGTTCGTTTTCAAATTCCAAAGATGTATATGCCCTTCGGTATTTCTGGTTTTACTCCTGAGATTGGGAATAAAAAATGGAATATCGATTTCTCAATGAGAGGTTTCGATGAAAGTGACAGTAACATCAAGCGATGCTATGAAGTTCTTGTACAGATCGAAGATAAAATCATTAATAACGTAGCGGAACAGAGTGAAGCAATCTTCGGGAAGAAGATGACATATGAAGAGCTTCGACCACTCTTCAACTCTAACATCAAAGAGACACCTGGAAGAGAACCCAAATTTCGTGTAAAGGTTGATACAGATTTCGACGGTAAAATTAAACCATTGGTTTACGATCAAGAAAAAAAAGACATTAGGTGTGTGGCGGATGACGGACTTCATTCACGAACTACAGGATCGGCCATTGTTGAACTCAATAGCGTGTACTTCATGAATAAGAAATTTGGTTGTACCTGGAAATTATACCAGTTAATGGTTTCTGATATTCAACGCCTCAAAGGCTTTCAGATCATGCTCGATGATTGAGTAACAATATATGATAAATACCTTGAGCATCTTTTAATATTTTTCCCTGAAGCCTTATGAATGATTTCGGATTGACCCCAGCCTTGATCTTCGCCATTCGTACGGATTCATCCCATAACGCAAGTGTCATTATTACTTATTACATCTTTTTTATTTTCTTCTCATACTCCTTGGATCCAACCATGGGTTGAAGCTTGAATCCATTCTTCACAGGCTTGAACACTTTCGTCATCGCCTTCTTTCCCTCACGCTTCATTCGATCTAACGCGGCACAAGAAGCCGCCTTACTCCGAATGTTTCCAGCTTTATCCTGCATCAAATCACTCTTTTTGAGACCACCTGAAGTTTTCATAGCGGTTTTGTGGAACACTTCCGCGCGGCTACCAATAGTCTTCATCATTTATATTACGCACGGAAAATCTTTTTGATATCGAGAATTGAGATTGTGCTTTTTCTCTCCTTTACTGGAATCTGATCTTCGATGCGTTTATCATGTAACACTTCTGCACATATTGTCGACTTGTGACCCTGGAGTGCCATCATACCTTCCTCGACTGAATTTTCGTAGACAAATTTCTTTACATACACAGTCTTCGTCTGACCACTTCGATGACATCGACCAACTGCTTGGAGTTCAGTCGCCGGATTCCACGAAGGTGCTGTAATATAGACACGAGTCGCTTCTTGAAGATTTAGACCCTGTCCACCTGACTTGATCTGAATAATCAACACGGCGTTACTCTCTGCCTGTTTGAAAAGGCGTATCTGGTCGAGTCGACCATCTTTAGACACAGACCCATCAATCCTGAACACTGGACCATTGATGTTTTTTTGAATATGGTTCATCTCTCCGGTGAATTGGCAGAAGATCAGTGCCTTTTCGTCTGGGTGTCCCTCTACCATTCGGAGTAGAGTATCCATCTTATTTGATTTACCAACCCATAATTCGGGTTCAGTCTCTGCCTTCTTGGCGACACCGTCGTAGTACATCTGTGGCCATATGCAACACTGCCTAGCTCGGAGAAGACACTCCAACAGTTCCATGTTTTTTGAACTGATATTGGTAGTCGTTTTGAAAATTTCCTTGATCGTCTCTTGTGCATCTTCGAATACATATTCGTAAAGTCTACGCTCCTCCTTGTGCATCGTCAGTTCGACATTCTCAAAGTGACATTCCGGGATGTCGATCATGTCAAGATCCTGTTTCGTACGCCGAAGGATGTAGATGTCCTTGACCTTATTTGACATCCCCTGAACCAACACTCGTGGAATACCAACGAATTCGCATAACGATATAAAGTCGTTCATCGAGTTGAAGACTGGTGTCCCCGTGACAGCCCATCGAATGTCAGAACGGAGAGCATTCACAGTCTTGAAGAGTTTAGAGTTCCTGTTTCTGATTTCATGTGCTTCGTCGAGAATGATTCGGTCCCAGTGTACTCTATGAAGCCTCGACCCCATTCTTACCACTGAATACGGTGCAACGACGATATCGACAAGGCTGATATCAGTCGAATCACGTGCAGGTCCATCCCAAGCCACACACGTGAGTGATGGTGCAAACCTGGTAATCTCTTCAACCCACTGGGTGACGATTGATTTTGGAACAACAATCAATGTCTTTCTCTTCTTATTTCCCAACATTGTCGCGATCAACTGGACCGTCTTACCGAGTCCCATTTCATCACAAAGGAAACCACCCTTGGGTTTACCGATGTTGTTTTCCATAGTCAACATCCACATGACACCTTCTTGCTGATAGGGGGCATAGAGCCTAGCAGCAAGAAGAGACTTCGCGTTATTGTAAAGTTGTTCAATCATTTTTTACTTTCCGATGGAAAGTCAATTACTTAGGTACTCATCTTCAGACATTTCCATGATTTCACAGACGGGTGGGGGTACTTCCTTTTTCTTTCGTGTCTTCTTCTCCTTCGGTTTGGGTAGTTCATCGATATGTTCCCTAAAATAAAGCACCTTCTCCCAAAAGGCACGCATGACTGGGAGATTTGTTTTCCACCATTCCCTATCTCGGGGTATATTGACGACATCAAACTCTTCTGGTGCTGGCCAGTTAGTTTCAGCTGGCTTATACTGGATGAAGTCTGCGGATTCAAGATCTAGAATTTCCATACAGAGTTGAAGCTGTGGCATGTAATGTTCCGGTACCTCACCCGGAATGATCTTACGGAGTGGTGGACATTTAATCTCTACGAGCTTTCCGGATTCAGTCACACCATCTGGACTTCCACCAAGCCAGTCTTCGACGGGGTGTGGACAGAGACCAAGTTCGTGTACAACTTCTCCATGACGTTCTTCATAAAGTATACGAGCTTCGTCTTCGTACTTTTCACCGTGACGGGTTGCCTCGTTCCCCATAAACTTTTCACCAAGTCCACACTTCTTTAAGAGAAGACCCGCAGGTGTTTCATATTTGTTCACACCTATGGCCGTCGCGGCATCACTCGCTGTCAACATCTTACCACGGAGGGCGAGCCACTCATCAGACTTTTGAGCAGCATATTCCCGTCCTAAAGCAGCCTTGACGTTGGGGTGCATTGTCTTATACTAGTTAAAGTTCATGTTTTTAAGTTGAATTACTTAGGCGGGTAGAAATAGGCTTGTGCGGCATTCTGCTCTGCTTGTTTTTTACTTTTAGCAAACCCTCTTCCCAAAAATACCCCATCCACATAGACATCAATCACGAAGATTCCATTGTCATGTGTAGTTACTCTATACTCTGGTAACGTGAGACCATTTGTTTGACAGTACCGCATCAGGTGATCCTTGTAGTTATCATCCACCATGATCAACTCTAGGTCGATAAATTTAGGATTTTCGTAGATGCGTAAAATAAACTGCTTTGCATGAGCGAGTCCAAGATCCATGTAAATCGCACCGATGAGAGCTTCGAATACATCTTCTAAAATTTTTGGATTATGATTCCAACCATTTCGCATACCTTTCTCATCCATCAAAACCCAATCATGGAGTCCTAATTTACAAGCAATCGATGCGAGGGTCTCACTTCTCACCAACTTTGTTCGAGCCTTGGTCAAGAAACCTTCTTGTCTATTTTCGTGTTTGTCAAATAAAAATTTAGTAATCACAAACCCTAAAACAGAATCACCCATGAATTCTAGAGTTTCGAATGAATCATTTAGAGTATCATACTCTTTGATGGCGGACTTGTGTGTAAAAGCTTTCTGGTACAAAGTTAAGTTGTTAATCTTTGTACCAATAAGGTCTTCGATTTTGGACTGGTCGATATTCATTTATATATTGAAGTGTTTACGCTTTATCCTCCTTTACGTAGTGAGGACTCAGGAATTTCTGAAGGTTAAGATAAGTTACCTGGGTTTCGCCGGGTTGAAGAAGTTCCTTGAGCTTATCATCCATAACAAGGACACGACCGTTTTCTGGGTGCTTGAGACCCTTCTCGGTGATATACTTGTTGATCGACTTAGTCACTTCACTTCGCGAAACAAGTTCGGTCTTCTCGAGTCCTAGGAAGGTCGCGAGTTTTTCGGTGATCTTCTGTTTGCGGTTGAAGCCGTTGTTTTCAGCACGCTTTTTAGCCTTCTCGCCGTCGGGATCCTCCTGCTTAGCCTTAATCTTCCGAACAATTTTAGTCAGAGATTTAAGCTCGGAACGAATGGCAGTGAGATCAGCAGCAATACAGTCGAGAGACATTATATACAACTTAGGCAGTAACTCTTTAAGTAATTAAAACAATGCAAGTGTACTCGCAAGTGTTAATATGCAGAGTATAATACCAATCCATAACAGAATCTGACGATTATCAACTTCCGTAGAAGAATACTTGTCAACAATTCCATATGGTTCACGAGGTGAAACACCAGAGCATTGTCCTGGACAGCCACCATCGCAACAGCTCGCGTCACACATGAAAATACTATCACCCCGTCTATATCCACACATCTGTTTGTGTCGTGGGTTGTTTTCACTCAGGAGGGCATAACACTTACATGTCTCTGTCGTCATACACGAATCCTTGGCACAGTTCATTTTTATATGTGTAGATTATAATATGGATAAGTACGTCTATAGCGAAGCCACGTTACAGAAGTTTATGAAAACTAATTTATTCTTCAATGACACCATATTGGAAAAATACTATGAACAAGGTGATGTCAAGTCCTTTCGTGCAAGGGTTCTACGGGTACACAAACAGGATTCATTCGAGAAGATGCTATATGCATTCGTGACAGATCTTTCAAGAGATATCATTCTCAAAATGGTGGGTGAAATCACAACCTATATGCGTCCCATGGGTGACATAATCATTTCTGGTGGAGAAGCGTATAATTACTATGTCGACAAGGGTAGTCGTATTGTCACGAGTGATATCGATACAAAGTTCGTACCAAGAATGGTATATGATGCGAAATATTTTGGAAAACTTCAAGGTATGAAACTTTTATTGTGGAACAGACTTGGAGAAATATGTATCAAGTTTCAGGATGTCGTTCGTACACGATTATCCGCGAATTCAAAACTTGCATCCTTTATAGGATTCAACCCTTCTAATAAATACCCACTTGTCACGAGAAGGTATACACTCATAAAGAAAAAGAAAGAATCCACTGGGTCGACTATCACCGCGGGTGATGTCCTCATAGATGTTGAATTGTTCGCCCTTGACCTGAATATTCGATCCTTCTCTATCGATTCGGGTAAAATAGAAGAGCGTGTACTCGGTGGGTTTCTTGATATACCATTCATGCGTCCAGGTGAATTTGGATACGAGATCATAGATACGAAACGAATCGGTGTAACATATATGAATCAACAAAGTAAAAAACTCGTGACCGATAAGAACATATACATCGCAGGTAAGAAGTTTCTAGTCGATGACATTTACCTCATGCAAAAGCTCGGTCTTCGACCCGAAAAGAAGATCAAGGACAAGCAACGTATGCGTGGACTCGTGAAAATGATCACAGGGGACGCCAAAACATCGGATGGTATCGATAAACTGTTCAAGAGGGTTCAGTATACACGGTTTACACCCAGACGAACGTCTAAACTCGACGGTCGAGTGAACATGACAGAAGCGGGGAAAGTAAACCCAATGAAGTACGTGAAATATACAACAGAACCATCGATCGATTCATTGTCTAGAAAACTGTTATACGGTGTTAAAACGTCTTCTAATGATCTCAAAGTCACTGGATTTATGCATACAAATGGAAATATGCGAGTTAATCTCGATACATTGAAATGGGTCGAAAACAAAAACAATTCATACATCGGTAACCAATATTCATTGAGACCCACAAACACCAGGAACGTATCGAGTGATGTACTCAAAAATCCCCCATTGTATGGTTATAATCCTAAACGCGATGCATGGGTCTCTACAACAGTATTGAAACGTTCTGCCTTAATACCTGTCATTGGTTTAAAGAAATGAAAGACTATTGTAGTATAAACGATGTTCTATTCCACACCTGTCAAAAATGACGATGGTCTCTATGTTGTCAAGGCATACACTGATGAAAGGAAAAAGTATTTTGTACAGGTGAAAGGTAAGGCGACCCATGACGATGGGGAAGTCTCTTTCACTCTTGATGATGTCTCCAAAATCCAGAACATCGATGATGGGAATATCGAAGCCGCTAAATTGAATGCCAAAGAATGGTTCGGTAAACAAGTCAACGATCTTACCCTCGAACGATCCTACACCAGGAGTCTCGTAGATACCCAGGTCACCACGGATGTCATCAAGGCGACGAAGGTTTTTGATGCTACTAAGCAAGTTGTCGCAGTTGATACTCTCACACCAGGTTCGGAATGTACAGGACTTATCGAGTTTGCTGGATTGTGGTTCGCCAAGAAATCGTTCGGTCCAATCTGGAATATTGTCCAGGTCAAGGTTCATCCAGTCCCTGAAACCGAACCTGAGCCCGAGCCTGAGCCCGAGCCTGAGCCCGAGCCCGAGCCTGAAGTCAAACCTGAAGATGATTACCCAGACGAATACGCAATCGAGGACGACCAGTAAAAAAAAATTGTAGACATATATAAAATGAAGAAGGCTTTCGCCATGCGTAATGTTGTCATGTTGGTCGCGATCGGTGCGGTCGTGTACCTTCTGTTCAACATGAACAAGACAACCTCTACCTACAGTATCCAGGAACGCATGTATGCCCCCGTTGAGGCGTCCCCCGAAAAGCTCGCGATGACGAAGGGTACGGGTCTCGCATCCTCTCTCCTCCCCCGTGAGGTTGCGTCCCAGGACGACTTCGGTGAGTTTGCCCCCGAAGATATTCTCAAGGGACAAAACTTCCTTGAACCCCGCCAGCAAGTTGGCATGCCCGAAACTGTTGGCGGTGCCCTCCGTAACGCGAACCAACAGATCCGAGCCGAACCCCCCGTCCCCAAAAATGTCTTCGTGTGGAACAACTCGACGATCACACCTGATATGATGCAGCGTGGTCTCTGTGCTTAAAGATTATATACTATAGAAAAATAAATGAGTGAAGTTACAACCGAATTAGCTGCGAACATTGCTAAGTTGGTTGATCTCTCTAAACAATTGAAAGAGGCTAGATCTGATATTAAGGTCTTAAGTCAGGCTGAGAAGCAACTCAAGGAATTTGTCAAGACAAATATGATGACACAGGGTATCGATACTATTAACCTCCGAAAGGGTGGAGCGGTTGTTATTCGTACATCGAATCGAAAATCAGGTATGACGAAGGATACTGTCAGAAATGGTCTAGATGCATTTTTTGGTGGAAATGAAGCCCAAGTTGAGGGTGCAATGAATGCTATTCAAGATACTCTACAAACCAAGGAAACTGTCTCAATTGCCATCACAGGTATAAAGAAGACAGGCGACAAATAAATAAGTAATTGACTATGGTTTGGAGCCAATATGTATACGAAGCAACCGTCGATCTCGACTCCTATGGGAGTGGTGATGATGACGATGCTCATGAACACACTCCTCTGAATATTGAAGACTGGGAAGTTGAATATTCAGATGAACTCACATTTATGTGGAACACTATGAATACGTTGCTCTATGACGCACATCGTCAACACTCTGGGAAGTTTTGTGATTTTGTTGAATTTTGTTATGTGGAACACTGTGACTATACTGGATGTACGGATATTTTACACGAAGGTGAAGTGTATTATATATGGAAGAATCTCAGGAGGATTATCAACACCAATAGACTACACGAAGAAATGATGCGCGGTGCAACCTTCTATCATTTCAACGAGTTTGTAGAAAATTATATGTGTGTATATTAAACCAATATGCTGTCTGCGATCACTTCCCAGAAAGTTGCCATCCCCGCTGCCCTTTTTTTGACCCTAAGCCCAGGCGTTCTCCTCACCACGTCGGGACGCAATGTCAGATTCATGAACGGGAAAACTGGGCAAATGGCTGTCGCCTTCCACGGTCTCGTGTTCTTCCTGTTCTATTCGCTGATCGCCAAGGCTCTCGGTCTCGTCCTCACCAAGACCGATATCCTCGTGACCACCGCATTGTTCCTGGCTCTCAGCCCCGGTATGCTTCTGACACTCCCCCCCGGATCGGGTGGTGTATTCACGTCAGGGCAGACCAGTGTGCCCGCGGCCCTGACACACACGGTTGTTTTCGCTGTCGTGTTCGCGTTACTTCGCAAGCAATTTCCTACTTTCTATTAAATAGGAGAATGAAGTACCTCGTGCTCGGACCAGCATCGATGGGTATATATGCCTTTCTAGGGCGACTCAAATCCATGGGTAAGAGTATGGATACTGTACAGGAAATATCGGGTTCTTCCGCAGGTTCGATTCTAGCTCTCTTTTGGGCAACAGGTATGACAGTTGATGACATGTTAGATGTTTGTATGAATGTCGAAATCTCTGATTTTGTTAAATTAAATATCGGTACCTTCTTTAACAAATTTGGCTTTGTTGAAACGGAACCCATACGTAACAAACTTGTAGATATATGTGGGTGTGACCCAACATTTCGCGAACTAAAAAGAAAAATATATGTATCCGCATTTTGTTTGAATACATCGACGACTGAATATTTTTCAGTTGATACACACCCAGATATGAAAGTTATAGACGCCGTGTGTATGAGTATCGCTATACCGATGATCTTTGCATCTTCGGAATATAATGGACATACGTATGTCGATGGTGGAACCGTAGAAGAATACCCGATGAACCCATTTGTCGACAAGAAGCCTCACGAAGTTACCTGCGTTAAATTAGTTATGGATCATATTTATAAGGAAACATTGGATACTCCGAAGGATTTTTTGGAAGCTCTTATACGGTCAACATTGAGAAATAGGATACAATACGAGGAAAAATGTAATATGGTACTCGTGAATGTGGGTGACGCCGATGTTTTCGACTTCAATATATCATACGAAGAAAAAATTAGACTCATGAACATTGGGTACATTCAGAAAAAATAATGTATATCAATATTAATATGGAGACGGTGTGTAATCCTTCTATTAATACTGAAAACTTGAAGAAGTTTCTGAAGATTAATACAGGTGTTGATATAAAACTTTCCAGGGAAGATCTATGTGATGCATATGCTCATATAGAGTCAGGTAAGCTCCCCCTCCCCCCGTTAATCCTTACACGTGACCGAACATATCTCATCGATAAAAGGTCACCCCTTTCACAACGTGATTACAGTATTTTCTTTTCGTCGAGCGTTTTACGTAAAGATCTTGTACGTATCGCACGGAAAGTGGACATCAAGAAAATTGATAATCTGACGAAGGATGGGTTGATTGAAGGAATTGGTAATCGTCTATCCACTATGGGTATACGAGAACCTATACAAGTCGGGAAAAAACGACTTTCTCCAATTCAACGCGTTGTTGATGAACCCATGAATACTATTAATCAATCGAATGTGAACGTGAACAACCAATCGAATGTGAACGTGAACAACCAATCGAATGTGAACGTGAACAACCAATCGAATGTGAACGTGAACAACCAATCGAATGTGAACATGAACAACCAATCGAATGTGAACATGAACGTGAACAATCGAGTGAATGTGAACACTGCCACGAGGAAGCCCACTTTTCCCGAGGACCTCTTTAAAAATACAAAGGCTCCTCAGTTCATAACCAAAGAAAGGAAACCGAGTATTTATTTCAAGTCAACTCCACAATTTATTTTAAACGCGAGAAAGAAAACCGTTATAAATTACAATCAAAGACGTGAC